CAAATAGAATGCGATAAATGGCAGAAGGATTTCTTTACAGCTCTGAACAAATCCAATTTCAATAACGCAGTTTTTCAATCTATTCTCGAAATGGGAATAAGTACCGGCGTTATGTTACTTCAGCCCGGCACCAAAACTGACCCGTTTAATTTCAAAGCCGTCCCTCTACATCAGGTGGCTATTGAACAAGGCGCTAATGATACGGTGGAGACTGTATTTAGAAAATACCGCATGCGAGCAAAACAAGTCTATCAAACTTGGCCTGATGGAAATTACACTGATGGGCAGCTAGCTATATTTAATGGCCCAGCTAATGATGAGCTAGAGCTACTTGAAGGATGCGTATATGAACCCCAGTTAGATGGTAAGAAGAAGTATTGTTTCTTTGTCATGATGGACGGGTTCGAGAATTTCATTGTGAAAGAATATCGCACTTGGTCGCCGTGGATTGTGTTCAGGTCTAGTGTGTATGCTGCTGAGTCATTTGGTCGTGGGCCGATTCTGGATTTATTACGCCGTGGATTGTGTTCAGGTCTAGTGTGTATGCTGCTGAGTCATTTGGTCGTGGGCCGATTCTGGATTTATTACCTTTTATTAGAGAGCTTAATCAACTGGCGCAGTATGATTTACAGGCGGCTAGTTTTGCGGCGAATCCTATATTTTTAGTCGCGGCCGGAAGTGAGATTAACCCATATACCGCCAGAATTTCTCCGGGAGCGATAATACCAGTACAGCAAACCACGCCCGGCATGGCCCCGATTAGCCAATTAACAATTCAAGGAACACCTGGTTATAGCCAGTTAACTCGTGCTGAGTTAGTAGCGGCAGTTCATGACACTATGAATACTAATCCGATTGTGCCTAATACTTCAGCGGACAAGACAGCTACCGAAGTTCAAGCAAGACAGGCTGAGTGGTTACGGCAAAATCAATCTACAGCAGCCAGATTAGAGAAGGAATTATGCAGACAAGTTGTTCAGAAATGTTGGCATATTATGCATTCGTTTGGTTTGGTGCCTTATCCGTATATTAATGATGTAGATATAGCAGTCGAATTTGAAAGTACGATAAAAGATATTCAAGGATTAAATGAAGTTAATAAAGCGGTACAAGCATCACAAATGATTACCCAAATTTTAGGACCGCAAGCAGCTATGGCGGCATTTGTTCAGGGGTATAAGGTGGAAGATGTGGCAACGTATGTTTTAGAGAAACTTGATGTTAATCCCAAGATTATTAGAGACGCAGCTTCGAGACAAAAAATTATGCAAGCAGCGGCTAAACAAAATCAAGTAACTCAAGCGCAACAGGGTGCGGTTAAAGCTCAAGCTAACCAACTGCAAGACCAGGCGCAAGATAATACCGAGGCACAAGGACAGATTTAAGTATGAAGCAGATTGAAGACCCGATTGAGTTAATCAATAAAAACCGCGATAAATTCAAAGAAGATTATAAAAACGAACTACATCAAGTATATCGTGCTGCATATGAAACTTTTGAAAATAGTAAATGCGGCCAACAAATGCAGGACATTTTAAGGAAAAAACTATATGCACCTATAGGCCCAGATGTAGATGCTAAGTATATGGCTGGCCAACACGACATGATACGAATGATTTTTGGGTGGATTAAGAGTTATGAATTATTAGCACAAGGGATTGAACATGGATGAGCAGACAGTAGGTACGAGTGCAGAAGATACCTCGTTAGTATCTGAGCCCGGTGTAGGGTTGGTTGATTTAGTAGAGACTGACGCAGACCACGTGGGTGGCGGAAATAATAATGTGCGTGGTAAAGAAGGTTCGATTGAAGATTGGTTTTGGGTGAATAATGACGATTCGCAAATTCCAGGAAAAGGCGAGCCACCAGTTTGGTATAATCAGAAGACTTTCAAATCAGTAGAAGAACAGGCCAAAGCCCATCCGGAACTGAGGAAATTGTACAATGATAAGCTCAAGGGATTATCTGGAGCTCCAGAGGGTGACTATAGCTATGACTTCCCAGAGGACTTTGTGGAAAAGGGTTATGAATACGATACTAAAAATCCTTATTACCAAGACTTCCTTGATTTGGCCCGGAACAACGGCGTATCACAGGAGCTGGTAGAGCAAATGACCGACCTGGTTGTTGAGTCGCAGAATGTGTCACGTGAAACACAAACCGCCCGAGCTGAAGAGGCTATGAATGAGGAATTTAATCATTTAACAAATGGCGATAGGCATGGATTTGAACGCGCAGTTAAAACCGCAGCTAACAATCCTAATGTAGATAAAGAGCAATTGAACATATTGTTAGAGAATTTGACTACTGCCGACTCTATTAAAGCTTTTACAGCCCTCCTCCATGAGCCAGATTATGCACGGGTTCCTGGGCCAGAGGTTCACGCGGTAAGAGATGGTGCCGCTAGACAAAACAACTTACGTGAAAGACTAGCAAAATTACAGACGATGCGGGGACAGGCGAAAGAGGATTTCAAGCGTGCCTTATATCGTGATTATGAAGATGAATATCCAGGAGACCAGTACTTTGGCTAAAATTAAGAAAGAAACTACTAATCAGAAAACGGAATTTTTGAAGAAGTTGGGTGCTGAGGCTAACAAACCAAAACCCAAAGAGCTCGCATTATATGAAAACGCACTTAAGCATTTGGAAGGACATAGCACCAATAATGATTTGCCATGGTTCGATTTAAAAGCCAAAGACGCAGATAAGAAAAATGTTTTTGCTGACTTTTTTGTAGCTAAATGGACGCGCAATGCCTATGGCGGCTTGTTTGTAAATCTTAATCCAGAGAAAAAACCCCTAAGCGCGGTTCAGAAAAAGTGGGTAGCTCGCTTCAGAGGAAAAGGATATGCGTGCGTGACCGTCAGTACTTCTGATGAATTTGGTTGGGCTGTTAAAGATTATGCGTATGCTGCCGGACAGATGGGCAAGCAATATTACAACACAAGGTGGGAGCGAGAGGTATGAAAGGGAAAGTTAAATGGTTTTCATCTGCTAAAGGGTTTGGTTTTATAACTAGCGACTCTACAGATACAGATGTGTATGTTCATTTTTCAGATATTAAAATGAGCGGCTTCAAAACCTTGCAAGTGGAGCAGGAAGTGGACTTTGAATTGATTGATGCGCCCAAGGGATTGGCTGCGAAAGAGGTTATTGTGACTTAAGTTATTCTTAAGCTATACTTCATTTAAGGACGCATCTGCCTAACCTTATTTTATAAGGAATCGGAAAAGGGACCCTGTATTGGCTAACTCTTAATAAAGATTCATAACATCAATCTTATTAGGAGGCACAAATGCCAGCACAATTATCCAAAGTAGCGATCCAGCAGTTCCATGACCAATTTACTAATGCGTATCAAGCATCAGCTCAATTAACCGAGACCGCAAACACAGTGTCCGGAGCACGCGGCGATGCTTACAAATGGCCCTTACAAGGGGATGCGGCGATGGAGTTAAGAATGGCTCCTCAGTCATTAATTCCTGTCGCTAGTAATGATTACGCTCAAGTAACAACTACCTTTGGCAACTATATACTTAACTTGCCAGTTGATATATTTCAGCAAGCTGAATTAATAATCGACACGCTCAGTCAACTTGGACTTGTCCACGCAAAAGCAGCGGGAAGACGCGAAGACCAATTCTTATTAAATGCCTTGTATGCAGCGGGTAATGGACCGTTAAATACTAATACTCAATTACCTGACCAGGAACCTCCAGGGTATGTGCAGGCTAATGTGGGAAATACGACCGCATCGCCGGCCGCCGCTGCAACCAACTTAAATGTGGAGAAGATTATTCAGGCAGCAGCCTTACTTGATCAAGCTAACGTACCCCATGAAGATAGGTACCTAGCTATAGATGCGAGAATGATGGCCGGGCTAATGTCTAATGGTGAAGAACCAACCAACATTTTATACAATAATACGAAAAATTTGATGCAGGGCGGTATCGATACGTTTATGGGCTTTAAGATATTCACACTTGGTTTTCGTCAAGAGGGCGGCATAACTCTGAGAGCTGGTGGTAATACGAATCCTGGCGCTGGCTTATTGCCTGGGTTACCTGGCCCTGGATACAACCCTGATGGTGGTGGTGCGTTTACCGGAGTTAACTCTACAGCCATAGCTTGGCACAAAGGTGCTCTTGGGTGCGTTTACTCATTAAATCCTGTGACTGAAGTTGAATGGGCTCCTGCTTACCAATCTTGGTTAACAATAAGTCGTCTACGTATGGGTGCGAGCGCGTTGCTCGGTAAAGGTATCGTCTACATTGACTGTGACAATACTGCGGCACCAGCTATAGCTTAATCCCAAGCCCCTTCGGGGGCATTTTCTTAGAGGAGATATACAGATGGCTTTTGAATATAAAAATTTAGTTCAATTGAGCGCTGGCGAAACGAGCCCGGACCAGTTGGGTGGTCAGAAGTTGATGTCTTATGAAAGCGAGAATGATTTGGTAGCGACTATGGCCACTGCCGGTTATTTTAACGATATCGCTAAATTAGTTAGGTTTGGCTCCCTGTTTATTTTGACTGATAATTTTCCCCTTAGTGATGTTTTCCAAGTCACATCTAACAATCCAGATGCTGATGTGGTTATTTTGGCTCCATACGCGATGCCCGTGCCTGCTTCTGGAGTTTACTACGAAACCCTAGCCGAAGTAGCTGCCACATTTGTAACTGCCGGGGGTCTTTCGGATGTTTACCCGATGGCTGATTCTGTTATGGGGGCTTATGCTAATTTCTCCCTTAATAGCTCAGTAAATGACATTGGCCCACCAATCGCGCATTCTGGGATTGAGCACATTGAATGTCAAGCGGGCCAAGTTGAAATCTTCTGGTCCAGACCAGTGATACCAGGCCAGACGGTAAACCTGTGGTTGCAAATTAGATCAGGAACACCGACACCTTAAGGAGAAGGAAATGGCTGAATATTATAATCCGAAGAATTTTGCTTTAATAGCTGGCGAGGCACAGGACCCGGAAGCGCAAATTCCACGGGTTTTTTCTTATTATGCTGAAGATGATTATGTGTTGGATGTTTTAAATGGGCCTGCTCCAGTACCTCCGGTTCCTGCGGGCACGAAATTCTTTGGTTTAAGAACTAATGGTTCAGGTTCTCCATTGACCCAGGAAGAAAAACTGTTGCCTAGTGCGGCCAATCAGTTGTGCGCCGGAAGCGGGATTATGATTTACGGTCCTAATCAACAAGGTCCTGGAAATCCTGGTTTTGGGAAGTATTATATTTTGTATCTTAGGATGACCTCATTGTGGGGTTATGATACATCTTATGCTCAAGTTTTTTATTATGCAGAACCCTAAGGAGAGGCGATAATGGCTATTTTTACACCCGAATATTTCGCTCTAACGGCGGGCGATGAACTAGATGTATCTCAAAATATCCCTCGTGTATTTGGCTATTATGCGGGGAATATTGAAATGAAGGGCGGTAGTGGCTCGATGTTCCCAGGGGTTTCTGACCCAGTACCTGGTCAATCCTACACTGGGTTCTTTGGACTGCGGACGGATGGGTCAGGTGCTCCTTTAACAGATGATGAGAAAAAATTACCTAGCGCAGCTCCCCAGTTCAATCGAGGAAGTGTGATTATGGTATATGGCCCGAACCAGCTTTTGGTCCCCCCAAATCAGAAGAAATGGATAGTTTATTTATACATAACTTCGTTGCCTAATAA